GCAAAGGCTGTGAACTCTATAAAGAGGTCAAGGGAACTGTTGCCGCAGCCCAAAAGACTGTTAAAGAGGTCACGGCTATTGCTGAAGAAGTGGGTGGCTTCTTTGGGTTCTTCAAGAAGAAAAAGCCTCAACCAACAGCCCCTGTTGTTGCTCCCAAGGCAAAGAAAGCTGAACCAGAGGTTTGGGATGAGAACAAGGTTGTCTCTGACTTGGCGGCTAATCTGTCTCAGTTCTTCAAGGTTCAGCAACAGCTTGCAGACCACATTCGAGAAGAAGAAGAAAAGTCTAAAAGCGTCTATGACCCGAATCAGAACATCATGGAGTCGGCGCTAAACAGGGAACTTGCCAAGACCCAGTTTGAGAAGTTAGCCAAAGAGATTCGTGAGATTATGGTGTATCAGTCACCCCCAGAGTTGGGGAACTTGTACACCAGGGTGAACCAAATGCGGGTCATCATCATTGCTGAACAAGAAGAAGCAAGGTTGGCCCAAGAAAAGAAACAACGAGAGGTTGAATGGCAACGCAGAAAGGTAATCAGCGCAATCCAGGACAAGGCAATCTACGTGGTAGCCTGTTTGGTGTTCGTCCTGTACCTAGTCCTGTTCTTCAGCCTGTTGGTGATGGATCGAAAGGTAAGATGGGGTTTCTAGTCGCATTAGTTGCTATGGTGCTAGTCTTTGTCCTACTGCTTCCGCTGTTGGGAAGCATTTACTATGACACATTGGCTGCACAAAAAGAAAGCAAAATGCAGATTGAGCGCATGGAGAGACTGCGCCAACAGTTGGAGTACGAGCGTCAACAACTAGATAGGCAACGCAATGAGCAAAGATAAAATTATGTGGGGCATGATTGTTGTATCCATTGCGGTGGTTCTGCTTATGAGTGGGTGTGAAGACAGATACCGCTATGTTTGCCAGAATCCTGATAAATTTGACCTTCCTGAGTGCCAAAAGCCCAGATGCTTGTTCACCCAAACCTGTCCTGAATATCTTGTAGCCCCTATTTTGACAAACAAGATTGAACCACCAAAGGTTGAAGATGCTAAAAAGTAAATTAACCCCTGAAGAAATTGAAGTCAGAATCTGGGGCTTTGTAGTCGTGATGATTACTGTCATCCTGGCTGGCATTGTGTTTGCCTTGCTCTACTCAGTGACCTTTGTTGTCCAACCAATCAAGAGTATGGCGCCAATTGACCAAGCCTATACCAAGATGCTCAACGACATTGTTTTGTTGATTGTTGGTGGCATTGGTGGCATCGTGGGTAAGAGGGCTGTGGGTGCTGTGACAAGCACAACGCCTACACCTCAGATTTCAGCGCCTTCTACGCCTGTTCCTGCCCCTCCTAGCCCTCCTGCCACATCCACCTGGACTTCTCCATCTGGTGCTTTGCCTACTTGGGTCAATCCACCTTTAGATGAAACCTGGACACCCCCACCTCCCCCCACTACTCCACCCCAACATTTAGAAGCTGATTCTGTGCGTGAAGAAATCGCCCTTGCTAGACAAGAGGTGAAGAATGCTTAACCCGTACTTCATCATTGGAGCCATGATTGCAGTGGGCGGTGCTTACGGGTATGGGCATCATGTTGGATGGGGCGATAGGGATGCTGAGATGCAAGTAGAGATTGCCAAAAAGAATGAAGAATCACGGGAAAAAGAGCGTGAACTTGCCCAACAACTGAATGAACAATCAACCAAACTATCGGAGGCCAACAATGTCATCACTCAAAAACAGTCTTCTCTTGATTCTGCTATTCGTGCTGGTAGGTTGCGGCTCCCGTCCACAAGTTGTGTACAAGCCCCCGCAAATGCCCCCACTCCCGCCGGAGATAGCCCAAAAGAAAGAAGTGAACCTGTCAGACAGGTTTATGAAACTTCTGACTCCGACAGAGCAACCCTCGCAGCCATTGCCGAAATCGTTGCCCAAGGCGACAGAAACACGGCCCAACTGAATGCGTGTATCGACAGTTATAACAAGGTAATGGGGGTGATAAATGGTAACAAGTGAACAACTAAAGAAACTCCACATTGGTGTTGAGTGGGTTGATGCCCTCAATGAAACCTTCAACACTTTTGGCATTGCTACACAGCGCCAGCAAGCAGCCTTTATTGGGCAGTGTGGGCATGAGTGCGGGAACTTTAAGACCCTGGAAGAGAACCTTAACTATCGTGCTGAAACCCTAATGAAGTTGTGGAAGGCAAGGTTTCCAACGATGGAGATTGCCAATCAGTATTCCAAAAATCCTAAGAAGATTGCAAACAAGGTGTACAGCAGTCGTATGGGAAACAGGGATGAAGCATCTGGTGACGGGTATCGGTTCAGAGGCCGTGGGTGCATCCAGTTGACGGGCCATGCAAACTACTTCCATGCTGGGCAAGCATTGGGAGTTGACTTTGTAATGGAGCCTGACCTTGTGGCAACGCCCAAGTATGCGGCATTGACTGCTGGGTGGTTCTGGTCAACTCACAATTGCAACAATCTTGCAGAAGCTGCTGATTGGGTTGGACTCACCAAGAAGATCAATGGCGGGACTATTGGCCTAGATGACCGAATCAAGCACACTAACGAGGCTTTTGCGGTGCTTGGCTCTTGAGTTTTCCACGATTGAATATCTTGTGTTTCTTGAAGAAGTACAAGATAGCTTGGTAAGCAACGCCAAACCTTTTAGCAATCTCTTTCTTGCTAACACCATCTTTCCATAGCGTCAATGCTCTGGATTCGCTGATTTGAGTGGGTTTCCTGCCACTTCCAGGTCTTGCGCCACCCTTAGTCTTCATTGAGCGCTAACCAAACCATGATGCAAACGCCTCCAATGGCTAGTGCAATTCCTAGAAATCCTATGGCAAAGATAGTGATTACAGTCTCAATCACATGACCCCCCTCATTTTCTGCAACTGCTGCACTTAGTTAATATGGTAAAAACAGGGCGTTTGCAGTACACGCAATACGATTGATAGCCTTTCACATGACCCCCCTCATTTCCCACCCTGCTAGAAAGTAGTTCCATCTGCCTTGCATAGCAGGGTTGGTGTACTTGTCATTACTCATAGCTAAATCAGTATCTGTGTAGCCTTTAGAGGCCATTAGTGCGTGAAATACTTTTCGTGCTTTCATGTGTTCTCCTTTATGCCATGTGCGGCTTCAATGTCTAGGTCAATGTTGGGATGAGCCAAAAAAGCGGCATCACGAAACTGCCGGAGTGACTGCAACTCATCCATCTCTTGCTCTGTGCGCTGTGGTGGGGTGGCAAGATAAACTTTTGTGCTTCCACGCAAATCAAGTCTTTCCCATGCGGTAGATGTAAATAAATCTTTTACCATGCCGACAGGCTCTTGCTCAATCTCTTGCCCAAGCCTCTGCACCTCTTGCATGGCGTGTTCTGCCAATGCTTCTTTGATGGCGGTGATGGCGGGGTGTAAATAAATTGCGCTATCGGGAGTCATCACACATTCAAGTTCACCATAAATGTTGCAAGCCTCCAACGCCTCAAGCGCCAGCTTCATGGCTTTAATTTGTTGTGGTGTCATGCTTGTCCCCTTGCTCTGATGGCATCACCACAATAAACGGGGTCATCTGCGTATTCGTCACACACCTTTGCACACGCCTCACGCTCTTTCTCTGCTACCAGTTTGGCAAAGTGATAGCGGGTAAACATCTCGCCATATTTGATTGACTCTTGCATAGCCTTTTGCCACATTATGTCTATTTCTTCTTTTGTCATGGCTTCCAATCCTCATACCATCCATCTACATACATATCATGAAATCCCCATGCAAATAGCCATGTCCAACTAAGTGCGGAATCACGGGGATAGTTAATCTTTGCCATCATGAGGCAAAGTTCTTTGCTTGGAGGTGGTGCTTTCATGCTTCCCTCGCTTTCAGCATTGCGTCTGCCATGTCATATGCGTCTGCGGCAATCATGGCGTTTGTCATCGAAATTGATGAATCAAAAGCGCAATATCCTTGCATAGCCTTTGCCGCAAAGTAGTCCCGCAGGGTCATGCCGTTTTGGTCAATCTCATATTCTTTGGCAATGTCTAAATGTTCAGACTTTATGAGCAGTGCTTTTTGTTTGCCTGGAAATGCTGGTGGGTTGTTCATTTCTTCATACTCCTTACAAATGTTGCAAACGATTGCACTGTGTCTCTGCCAAACGCACCAGCAAACTTGTCTAGTTCCTTAGCAACTTCCTCAATCACTTCGTTTCGCGCATTGTTTTCAGCGTATCGGAGGATTTGGTGCTTGCGTGAGCCTTGCAAACCCCAATCACCCTGACGCTTTGCCAAGTCTTCAAAAGCCTCGTCTTCAGGTTCTTTCATCTGCAATTTCCTTATCGTTACGCTGGATTTCATGCTTCAAATAGGCTAAATCAGCATAGGACAACTCATCAGTTATGTCCTTAATTTCCAGGTTAAAGCGCATCCACTTGACTGTTTTCTCACAGTATGCGATTAAGCCAACAGAGTCATCTGCTTCATGCCATTGGTAATCAACCTCAATGCGATCAATCTCTAAATTGAAGTCATCGTCTACCCAATCAAAAGGCACAAATTCAATTGTTTGCATCATTCACTCCTATCTGTTCAATGTCTTGTGCGGCAAGGAGGGCATCCAAGGCCACAGATTTAAGGATTACAAGGGCAGTCTCTGGCGAGGATGGATTGAGAGCCTTGTGAGCCTCTACATCCTGCCAGAAAGCGTTTAAACGATTGATTTGTTGTTGGTTCATGCGTCAATTCTGCCTTGTCTGACAGAGATTGGAATAGGGATTTACCCTAACTTACGCATAACCCTTTGGAGCCGCCCAGAAACGCCTTTACGGGTTCCAATGACCTCAATGAAGCCCTTGTCAATCAGCGCCTTGTAACGGG